ATGTCCATGCACAGACTTATCACTACGCGCGAGGCCGCCGAGCTGCTACGTGTAACGCCGCGCACGATCGCGCGCCAAGTTGCCGACGGCAAGCTAGTCCCACTTGAGAAACTCCCCGGGCGTAACGGCGCTTATCTGTTTGACGGCGAAAAGATCGACGCACTCGCCGCGGCTACCGCGAGCAAAGCGAATTGACCATGTCAGTCCCACATCGCGCGCGGCCGATATCGGTAGTCACTCCCGAATATCGCTTCGCCTTCAATTGTTTGACGCTTCCCGCGACCTTCAACAGCGAGGCGCAAAAGACAAACGTTTACGCCGCGAATATCCGCCCTGATCTCGTCATCGAGATCGACGGACCCGAGGCACGCGCCTCGCTTAATGAGTCCGTTTTCAACGCCGCTGAGCTCGTAAACGCGCCCGCGGTAGTAGGCCGCCCAAAAGTGCTTAACAGAGTTCCGCGGTACCTGAGCCGCGAGGCCTGCCAAATCTACCCGGGCACCGAACTCAATCGGATTACCCGTCCATACCTCCCCCGTGTGCTCGTGGACCGCGTTCGCCCACGCTTCCCGGTCCACTGTTTCTGCACTCGACGGGACGATCTTTCTCAATTTTCCAAATATTCCCATGCTCGCGAGTGTACGCGGGCACTTCCCGAAAGGCCCTGAAATGATCTCCGCGCTCGCTATTACCGCCTTCACCGTCGCAGTTCTCACCACGCAGGTTCTCGCGATCGCTTACGTGCTCACGGCTGAGCCGCCTAGTGATGCCGAGCTCGATGCACTCGAGGCAGGTGGGCTCAAGTGACGCAGGTCAGCAACATTTTTCCGATCCTGAATCAAATTAGGGCACTGCAAAGCGCGATCGCTGCAGGGATGCTGCACGGCGATACGAGCTCGCTCACTCCTGAGTGCCGCGGGTACCTTCACGCCCTCGACAAGCTCGAGGCATATTGCCTCGGCCTAATCGAGGGATACGAAAAAGGCGAAGAGAGCGAGGCCCCGCCGTGGTGAACCGCGACCTACTCGAAAAACGTGCCGAGATCACGACTATCGCGAAGCGCCTCGGAACAAATCGCCGCGAGCTCCGACGAATCTACACGGACATTAGCTCGACCAAGCGGCCACTATTCACCGCGCTCAGTATCGATGAGCGCACCGCGATCGCGAGCGAGCTGCTCATCGTCGATAAGCACCTCGGGTACATCTTCCAGGATCTTCGCGGCCTGCTCGCTGAGCTCCCTGAGCGGTTCCCGCCCTAGACCACCGGCCTATTGATAACTGAATACACCACCGCGTGCGAGGCGCGGCGATTACTCAGGGCGAAACACTGAGGCGCGCATCGGCCCGACTGCTAAAGGGGCCAGGGGGGAAGGCGCCCCTAATGAGGACAGCCTGAGCCGAGCGATCGAGCGCCCCCGAGTACTAAAAGGCCGGGCCGCCGGGGGTTCACGTGCAGAGCGTGAGGGGAGTAATCCTGCATCGATCGCAATTGCCGCCCCGAGCGCATGCGAGTAATACCCGTAGCGCCTCGACGTTCGACCGATCGACCGACCGACCGACCGAAGAGAGTCCCCCCAAAACGGGGGGGCCTCTCTATCCTCCCTCAGCTCCCTCACTCCCTCCCAAAGAGTTTGAACGCTTCACCCGGCTCAAGCCCGCTGGAACTACTCACCCTTGCTTCAACGAAAGAAACGAAACGATGGAAACTCAACCACTGTACGGGCGTAGTGATCCGTGCCCTAGCTGCAGGCATAACCGCTCGCAGGGTAAGTGCCGTAACCGCTCGTGCTCTCGATTCATCGATCCCGCCCGAACCGGCGTGCAGTACTGCAGCGAGTGCGGCTCGATCTTGAACGAGTTTGGTGCTTGCAGGGCAGCCGATTGCCCGAGGCACCCGCGGATGAGTCCCGCGACCGCGGCAATGTGGCGCGAGCACCGCGCGATGATCCGAAAGAAACTAGAAGAGAGTAAACAACGATGACACAGCGAGAGAGCTCGATCGACCACGCGACCGCCGAGACACGCATCAAGCTGCACGATCACGCCGCGAAAGTTAGCGAGCTCGCGATCGAGATCGACGTTGCCGCCGCCGCGATCCGTGATGACTCGAGCCGCCTACCGATCAACCCCGACGCTTACCGCCTAATGCTCGAGGCCCTCGACCTCATGACCATTGCGGGCGATCTACTTGATCCCTATCGCATCGGGGTGCACCGATGAGCGCCTACCGTTCGAGCGAGCGCACGCGCCCGCTACTCTCACCCGCCGAGGCTGCTGAGCTGCTGAGCTCGTGGGGCCTCGACGTTTCGACACGTTCGCTGCAAGAGTGGCGCTCGACCGGGCGCGGCCCCGCGTATCTAAAGATCGGTAACCAAATCCGGTACCACCGGGGGAAGCTCTCGACGTGGATCGAGGCGCACGAGGTGGAACCGACGAAACGAAAGCGAGGCCGCCGCAATGGATGACTACATGACGCTGAGCGGATCCCAGCGCCGGGCGCTGCTGGATCAGTCGCTCGCGCTTCACGGTTACGTGTGTTGTATCTGTGGGCTCTCTATCGCTCGCGGTGATGAATCGCTGCAGCACCTAACCCCGCGATCAAAGGGAGGAGTGACCACGGTTGAGAACACTCGCCCCGCGCATAAGCGCTGCAACTACTCCCTACAAGATCGAACCTCCGAGGGGATCGCGGCCGAGGTTCACAGCGGGCTGAGCTACTTCACGCGACCTGATGCCCCCACAGATAAAGGGGTACCCCCTCGCGAATCTCGACCTCTCACCCCCATCGCGAATGAAGGGGTACCCCGTCGCGTAGTGCTGATTACCGGCCCCCCGGGCGCTGGAAAGACTACCCGCGCCCATGAGCTCGAGCGCGAGCACGGCCTCAAAGTGTATGACGCCGATAACGCCGAGTGGAACGGGCATCACGGCCGAGAGTTCAAGGCAGCACTACGACAGATCGGCCGAGACAAAACAGCGCGTGCCGCGGTCATCGTCTCGGGCGCTACCCGCAACGCGAGGGAGCAGGCCGCGCGAACGATCGACGCGACAGAGATCGAGACATTGATCGCGCCAAAGGAAACACTAAAGCAAAGAATAAAAGAACGAAAACAAACTAACCAAACAATAAAGGCACAATTAGCGGCGCTAGAAGATTGGTTCAAAAGGCATGAGGAATAGACTCGCTCTCGATCTCGCCGCGCTCTCGCTCGCCGTTTTTTTGACCACGGCTCCCCCGTCCACCCCGCGCCCCCACGGAAAAATCCCCCCGAACCACCCAGAAAAAACCCGAAATAGCGCACTATCCACAAAACTCGACCCGGTTATAAACAAAAGGGGAAAGAATGAGCACTAAGAACACTAGCGCACTTTTCGACGCCCCCGCCCCGGCGGCCTCGAGCGGCCCCGGCCCGGTTGAGCTCGCCGTCCAAACCGAGATAGACCGCAAGATCGCGGACGGGATCCTCGACGCGGCGCTATTCGCGGGACAGATCGCTCAGTTGCTCGCGGCGGCGCGCGAGCTCGATGAGTCCCGAGGCGTAGGCCGCCCCAGCGGGCGAGCTCAGTTTCACGACGTAGTGCACCGCATGCTTATGGACTTGCCTCAACCTGAAAAGGCAGCGCCCTCGAGCGACCTTGACCGCGTACTCGAAGCAATCATGGAAATGGAAGAATGACCGCCCCCGCCCTCGCGCGTCCCCGGTTCACGCACGCGCCCGCCCCCACGTTCGCGCCCGAGCGCGACCCGTCGTACAAGAGCGAGGGCGCGGAAATTGCTCGAGTCGCGAGGCTGCTCGGGCTCGAGCTCATGCCGTGGCAGCGCTTAGTGGCGGAGATTGGTACCGAGTATCGGCTCGACGAAAACGGCGAGCGAGTCTACAAATACAAGACCGTTTTCGTTTCGGTTCCTCGGCAGTCCGGTAAATCGACGCTTATGCAACCCGTGAGGCTTCACAGGATCCTCACCCGCCCCGGCATCGATGCGTTTTCTACCGCGCAAACTGGCAAGGCCGCGCGCGAGCGCATCATGAAAATGATTGAACGCGTTGAGACTTCACCGCTCGGCCCGCTCTGTAAATCGCTACGCTCGAACGGCGCCGAGGGCCTCCAGGTCCACGCGAACCGCTCACGCGTGACCAGGTTCAGCCCAGTAAACGGCGCGCTACACGGCGAAACCCCTCACTTCGTGGACTTCGATGAGGTATGGAAATACACCGAGCAACTCGGCGATGCCCTGCTCGGCGGTGCTTCCCCTGGCATGATTACGCTAGGCAACCGGGCACAGATCTGGATGATCTCGACCAAGGGCACAGCACAATCGACGTTTATGAACCGCTACGTTGAAGCGGGCGAGACCGGCGCCGACCCCTCTCTCGCTTATTTTGCGTGGCAGCTCCCCGAGGGCCTCGACCCGGATGACCGCGCCTCATGGTGGGAATTCCACCCCGCGTTAGGGAACACAATTACCGAGGATGACCTCGCGACCGAGATGTATGCCTCGGGCGTTAGCGAGTCCGAGCGGATCCGCGCCTACATGAACCTGATAACCGTCGTAACTGACTCGATTATTCCGCTCGAGGTATGGGAGGATCTCGCTCGCGACCCCGAGACCGTGCCCGAGCTCTCCGAGTGTGGGATCGGCATCGAGGTGGCACCCGGCAACGCATGCGCGGCGGTAGTGGCGGCTTGGATCGACTCGGACGGCTCCCCCGTCGTGCGCGTGCTGCACCAAGCCCCGGGCACGGCATGGCTCGAGCCCTACCTCGTGCACCTACGCGACACTTACGGCATTAGCGATATCGCGGCCGATGATGGCGGCCCCGTTCGCCGCATCACCGACGATATTCACCCGCTGAAGGGCGATAGCGAGCCCGCGCTCAGCGTGAGAAGGCTCAGCATGGCCGAGCGCTCGACCGCTGACCTCGATCTACTCGCGGCCGCTCGCGATGAGCGCCGCCTCAAGCACGACGGATCGAAAGTTCTGCAGGCCGCTGTAGCCTCGGCTCAGCTACGCACCCGCAACGGCATCGAGCTCATTGACCGCGACCGCTCCCTCGGCCCCGTGCCCGCGATTATCGCGGCCTCGGCCGCGCTCTGGCACGCGACACACAAACACAGCGAAGCGCACCGCATACAACTGTTCTAACCTGTAGCGAACTGTATTCCCGCGCCTCGCCCGCTACGCCCTCGAGCGCCTCGCGCGTGAGCATGATGGGCATGAACTGGCTAACGCGCATGCTCGACAACCTCACCGGCGGGATCCAACGCCGCCATGAGGCGAACATCGCGGCGGGCATCATTCCCCCCGCGCGCGAGTCGCTCCCCGTATCGATCTCCGAGGCAGCGACGATCCCCGCCGTTTTCCGCGCGCTCCAGATCATTCAGGCAGCGGTAGAGCAACTTTCCATTGACGTTGAGCGCGGCGGCATCACGCTCACGGGCGCGGATGTTCCCGCGCTCGTTCGCCGCCCCTGCCTCGACATGCCTCGATCGCAGTTTCTCGGGTACGTCGCGACCTCCCTCGCAGCAACCGGCAACGCATTCATCATGCGCGAAGGTGGGGCGACCGCGACCGAGACCACGCAGCTCACGCCGCTCAACCCGCACGCGGTCACGGTGTGGCGCGACAAGCACGGCGCTACACGGTTCGACTACGACGGGCGCACCTACACGAGCGACCGGATCAAGCACCTCAAGTTTCTCGCGCTCCCCGGAATGACCCGCGGAATCGGCCCAATCCAAGCCGCGCAAAACACTATGCGCAGCGCCCGCGACATGAACGCCTACAGCGCACAGTGGTGGGAGACCGGACAGCCCTCCGGCGTGCTTTCAAGCGATGACCGCCTCACGCCTGATGACGCTCGGCAATATCGAAATCTATGGAATCAACTGGACGAGGACGGCAACCCCCTCGCGCAGACTGATAACCCCTCTCGAATCCGCGTACTCGGCAAGGGCCTGCATTACGAGCCGATCCTCATTACCCCGAAGGATGCAATGTGGATCGAGGCGCAAGCCTTCGACACGCTCGACATTGCCCGCATTTTCGGCGTGCCCTCGAGCCTGATGCTCACTGCGATTGACGGTAACTCGATGACGTACTCGAACGTCGAACAAGAGTGGCTTGGCTTTATCCGCTTCACCCTCTCGAGCTACACGCGAAAGATCGAGGAAGCGCTCACCGAGCTCGCTCCCCGCGGTCAAACTGTGCGGTTCAACTTCGAGACACTGCTCCGAGCTGACACGAGCTCACGCTACGAAGCGCACGAGACCGCGATCCGCGCGGGATTCATGACCATTGACGAGGTGCGCGCTATCGAGAATCTCCCCCCGCTCGGCATCACGAAACCTATCGAGGAGCTCACAGCATGACCAACAGCATTACCCGCGCGACGATCGAGAGCGACCGCGCCCTCGACGTGCGAATCCGCGCCCGCGACGAGGGCCGCGAGTTCACCGGGATCGGCGTGCCCTACGGCGAAACTATCGATCTTTGGGGCGAGCGTGAAAGGTTCGAGCCGGGAGCAATCGACCTCAACCGCGACGACGTTCCAACGCTCGTGCTATGGCGGCACGATGAACCGATCGGCACTATTACGGCCGGGAAAGACACGCCCGAGGGCTACGAGATCACGGGCCGCCTATCGGACACGCCGAGGGGCCGCGAGGCCGCGACCCTGCTCAAGGACGGCGTGATTACCCGCATGAGTATCGGATTCAGACCAGAAGAGTACCGCATCGAGCACGAGGGCGAACCGACGGACCCCGAGACCATCGTCCACACCAAAGTGCGTGCCCTCGAGTTCTCCCTCGTACCGTTCCCCGCCTACTCCAACGCAAAGATAACCACCGTTCGACACAGCAACCCCCGAAACGAAAAAGGAGCAACCATGACCAACGCAACCGCGCTCACTCGCGCCGATATTCAACCGATCGAGGAACACCTCCAGGACCTCGAGCGCTCGCTCAAGGGCCTCGAGCTCAACACGAGCTCCGCCCCCTCCGAACCGCGCTGGCGCTCGATGGGCGCATACCTCAAGGCCGTCGCGGCAGGCGATGAGGACGCGATCGAATTCCACCGCGCCTTCACCGGCCAGACCTCCGACGGTGCTATCAAGAATGAGACCTACCTCGGAGAGTTCATCAAGTGGGTGCAAGAGCGCCGCGGCCTCGTAAACCTTTTCGACCGTGGTGCACTCCCCGCAAGCGGCATGAGCGTCGATTATGCACAGCTCACCGACAATACCCTCAAGGCAGGTAAGCAAAGCGCCGAGGGCGTAAACCTCCCCGGCCCCGGTAAGGTCACTCTCACCACGAAGAGCGCCCCGATCGAAACCTACGGCGGGTGGACTGAGCTCTCGCGGCAGGTTATCGAACGCTCTAACCTCCCATACCTCGACACCGTTATGAAGGCCCTCGGCCTCGCCTACGCGAAGGCAACGAATGACGCGCTTCGCGAGAAGATCCTCGAGGTTATCGCCGATCGCGCGAGCTCCGCGCTCACCCTCACCGATACCAAGGTATACGGGTGGCGCGATGCGATTATCGACGCGAGCGAGCACTACACCGAAAACGGCTTCGCGCTCGAAGGCCTGCTCGTGTCCAAGGACGTTTTCAAGAAGCTGCAGCGCCTCGAGTACGCGAGCGTCCCTGCGATGAAGGTGCATGCCGCGGATGAGTTCACCGGCACTCTCAACCTGCCTAAGGCTAACGGCGATCTCGCGACCGTCCCCGTGCATTGCCTTTTCGGTGAAGTCCCCGAGCGCACCGCCACGTTCTACGACTCCGCGGCGATCAAGACGCTCGAGAACAGCAACTCTCCCACGCAGCTGCAGGACGACAACATCATCAACCTCTCGAAGCAATTTTCGCTCTACGGTTACATGGCGGTCATCGATCCGTTCCCGCAGGCGATCTTGCCGATCAACCTCGGCGCGGCGGCGGCGTAATGCTCACCGCTGAGAGCCTCGCGCCGCTGCTCATCGCCTACACCCGCGCCGATGCCCGCGACCACAGTTTCGTGACATCGTGCGCGCAGCAGGCGCTGCAGCTCGTGCGCGACCGTATCGGCGGCCGCGAGGTTCCCGAGGCGATCGAGCAAGCCGCGGCCCTCGAGGTAGGCGCGAACCTCTACGGCCGCCGAATGAGCGCAATCGGTACCCCCTCGTATGGGGATCCCGAGCTACTCGGCAACCCGGCCCGGCCCGCCCTCGATCCGCTCACGCCCGCTTATGCGATCCTTCGCCCCTACTTAGGCCCGGGGATCGCATGAGCACGCTAACTGAACAGCTCTCGACCATCGTCACTGAGCTCGAGACCGCGACCCGCGGCCGAGGCCTCGATGTGACGGTGACGGCTGACCCGCACGACGCGGGCGCGGCCCTCGCCGCCGGGGCCCGCGCGATCCTCGTAACCGCCGGGCCGTCGATCGAGTTCACCACGATCACGCAACGCGAATACACGTGGACCGCGTGGGCGCTCACCGGTAGCGGCCGCGACCCCGTTCCCGCGCTCGAGGCACTCGAGAAACTGCTCGAGCTCGCAGACGAAACACTCTGGATCACCACCGCCCGCCCCTACACGCTCGAGCTCAATTCTGGCCTATTCCCCGGATACGAAATCGAGTTCACCACACACGAATAACACCCGAAAGGAAACCACAATGCCCGCAATTGCTAACCGTAAGCTCGGCCCCGGCTCCCTCAAGCTCGGCGAAACCGGCTCAACCCGAGAACTGGCTACCGACGTTACGAAATGCACGATTGAACCATCGTGGAAGGATGAAGATCCTATCCCCGTTCTCGACGGCTCCGAGTTCTTCGATGAAGGCCGCTTCGAGGGCACTCTCTCGGGTGAGTTCATTCAGGAATACTCGATGGAGTCGCTAGTGGCGTGGACGTGGGAAAATACTGGCAAAGAATTGCCGTTCGTATTCCGCCCACGCAATGACGAAAAAATGACGATTAGCGGCAAGGTTATCGTTCGCGCGGTATCCGTTGGCGGCGACGTGAAAACGGCAAACACCGCTAGTTTCGAGTGGAAAATCTCGGGTGGCATGCCCGAAATGAGCGGCGCGGACGCTGAGGCCTAACAATGGCTAAAGCCCGCCCGCTAATCGAGGTTGAAGGAGCAAAGCGCCTACGGCGCACCCTTCGCGAGGCCGGGGACGATCTCGAAGATCTCAAGGCCGCCCACGCTGCAGCGGCGAAGATCGCGGCCGAGGCCGCGGCCGCTCTCGCGCCTCGCCGCTCGGGCAAGCTCGCCGCCTCGGTGCGCTCAAGTGGACAAAAAACCGCTGGAGTTATTCGCGCCGGTAAAAAAAGGATCCCCTACGCGGGCGTAATCCATTGGGGATGGCCTAAGCGCGGGATCCCCGCGAGACCGTTCCTCACCGAGGGCGCACAACGCACTGAACCTCTCTGGCTCCCTCTCTATGAAAGAGCACTCGAGCACGCGCTCGACCAAGTGAAAGGAAAATAAAATGGCAGATATTAGGCGCACGCTCATTAGCGTCGAACTTCAAGACGGCACCCGATACCTCGACCGGCGCGTACTTTTCGCCGATAAAATCCGCCTCGAAAAAGCCGCCCGAAACAACAAGTGGGACATTACGCGCGATGAAATCACCGTCCAAGGCTTTCTAGCGTGGGCCGTACTCAACCGCGAGGGCGAAATCTCCGACACTTATGAAACCTTCCTCGAGCGGGTTGCAGATATCAGTTTCGACGCTGACGCGAACGAAACCGCCGAGGGCCTCGCGGGGGAATAAACGCCGGGAACACCCGGCTTCTAGTCCAACTCGCGATATTTACGGGGATCCCGTGCGAGCAATGGCTCCAAGGCGATCCCCTCCACCTCGAGTTCGCGCTACTCGAGCTCAATGAACTAAACGAACGAAACTAGAAAGGCAAAAGGTCATGGCAGGGAAAACGGCGATCCTATCCGTTCGCATTCTCGGCGATGCTAAGGGCGCGCGCTCTGCCATGGCTGAGGCCGAGGGAGGCGCGAGCAAGCTCTCGGGAGTTCTCGGCGGTATGGGTAAAGTTCTCGGCGGGGTTGCTCTCGCGGGCGCGGGCGCGCTCGGCGCTCTCGGCGTGGCAGGCGTGAAAGCCGCCGGGGACCTCGAGCAATCGCGCGGCGCGATCGACACTATTTTCAAGGATCAAGCGGGCGTGATCCACGATTACGCTACGGGCGCGGCAACATCCCTCGGCCTCACCGAAAACAGCTACAACGAATTAGCGGCCGTGATCGCGACGCAGCTCAAAAACGGCGGCACGAGCATGGAGGAGCTAGGCGCAAAAACAAATAATCTCATTGGCCTCGGAGCCGACCTCGCCTCCATGTATGGCGGATCAACCACGGACGCGGTAAACGCGCTATCGAGCGCGCTCAAGGGCGAACGCGACCCGATCGAACGTTACGGAATTAGCCTCACGCAGGCCTCGATCGACGCGAAAGCGGCCGAGCTCGGCTTCAAAAAGGTGGGTGGCGCGCTCGATACCAACGCATCACAGGCCGCGACTCTCGCGCTCATTATGGATCAATCGACCGCGGCACAGGGAAACTTCGGGCGCGAAACCGATACGTTCGCGGGGCAAGTGCAGATCCTCACCGCCCAGTGGGGCAACTTCGTTGCACAGGTGGGGATGATGCTACTACCGGCGCTAACCTCGTTGCTAGGTATCGTCACCGGCTCGATCATGCCCGCATTGCAGCAATTCGCGGACGTTGTGGGCCCCGTGCTCACCGAGGCTATTAGCGGGCTCGGCCCGGTCATCACTGACCTCGCGAGCGGATTCAGCGGGGCCGCGGGCGCGGCCTCACCCTTCGCGGGAATCCTCTCCGCTATCGAACCGGTTTCGGAATCCGTTTACTACCTAATGCTATCGCTGGGTGAGACACTACTCGACGCAGGCGCGACGATATTCCCGCTAATCCTTGACGGCCTCAAGGCGATCGCGCCGATCTTGATTAACGCCGCGGGTACCGTGCTCCCGGCCGTGATCGGGATTTTCGAGGCCGCAATCCCGATTTTCACGCAGATCGCGCAAACGATTATCCCCGCTGTTACTGCAGCCTTCACAACTCTCGCCCCGCGGATCATTGCTATCGTTCAACCCGTCACGAGGATCGCGCAAACCATTATCAAGTTTCTCACCCCCGCTATTGAGGCAATTCTCCCCGTTGTGCAAACGGTAATCGGGGCCGTGGTGGGGATCCTCGACGGCCTACTCCAAGCCGTTGGCGGCGTAATCACCGTGATCGCCGGAATGATCTCGGGCGACTGGACTTCAGTGTGGCAAGGCGCGCAAAATATCTTCGCGGGTATCTGGAACGCTATCGTGTCGCTACTTACCGGCGTGGGAAATACGATCGCGGGTATCGTGAAAGCTCTCGCAGAGACCGCGGCACGCTGGATCACTATGGGCTGGAGTCGAATCAAGTTCCTAACCTCGGGCCTATGGGACACGATAACCAACAGTTTCAGGCGCGGCGGCGCTACGGCGAAGGCGCTAGTCTCGGGCATGGTCAATGCCGTCACCGGATTTATTCGACGGTTGCTTAGCTCGGTTGGATCAATCTTTGGCAATATCTCTCGCACGATCGGCAATGCCGCGCGCTCGGCCTCGAGCCTCGCCCGAAACGGATTCAGCGCTCTAGTGAGCGGTGTAGTGGGGTATATCAGCCGTCTACTCTCGAACGTGAGGCAGATTCCCGGGCGTATCCGTAGCGCGCTCGGCAACCTCTCGGGCCTGCTCCGAGGCGTGGGGCGCAACATGATCCAGGGAATGATAAACGGGATCGGCTCGATGGGGGGCGCGTTAGTCAATGCCGCGAAGCGAATCGCGGGTAAAGCCGTTGACGGTATAAAGAACTTCCTCGGTATCCACTCCCCTTCCCGCGTTTTCGCACGCATTGGTGAGTTCACCGGTCAGGGTTTCATCGACGGCATCACCGGGATGAGCGGCAAAGCTAACCGCGCCGTTGAGTCTTTGATCGATGTTCCGACCGCTCCCACGTTCCCAGTCGCGGCCGCTCGCCGCGGCGGTAACGGCGGCGCTCAATACAACTACACGATCACGATTAACGGCGCGATCGATAAAGACGGCACAGCACGCGCCATTGAGGAACTGCTCGAGCGGCGCGCTAGGCGCACCGGGCGCACCGGGATCGATGGAAGGGTGGCCTACGCATGAAACCCCATAACATTCAAGTGCTAAAGGGAACCGAGCCTCTCGCCTCATCGGCGTGGGCATACGAACATCGTCAAACACTCGTAGTTGATTCTGTACGAGTGAAATGGAGTCGCCCCTCAGTATTACTCCCCCCTGAGCCGAGTGAATGCACATTTACAATGCTGCATAACCCATCGCGGGAGTTCAATCGTCTGGCCCTCGATGACCTCGTGAGCGTCGTTGTGTTTTGGGAGAGAGATAAACCGGCGACAGTATTTTCCGGGTACGTTGATGTAATCGAATACTCAGCCGTTACCTCATCGGATAAATGGCAAGTGATTACGGTTCAGGCAATCGATGCGCTCGGCCGTGAATCTCGCCGCCGCGTTGGTGCAGAACCGTGGCCACATGAACGCATGAACGACCGACTTGAGAGATTCAGGAAACTTATCCCTAATCTCATGCAAATTAGAACCTCAGCGTATGCAGGTCCTAACGCGCACTGGTGGACCGCGCCACGCCTTGATATCGACTCACGCAACCCGGTTGAGGTTCTACAGCTGCATCTAAACGCATACCAAATGCACCTCATTGCCAAAGGATCCGGCATCGCCGCAATTGATGCCTACACAATGTCTGAGGAACTCGTCTATAGCGAAACGTCGAAGGTCACGCGGATACGACCAACCAATGCGGTAGAACTTCCTTCAGGTTCGATTAGAAACGTTGGTAAGACACTTTCATATGACTCGGCCATTAACTCGGTGTCTATCTCATGGCTCGCGACTACTATGAACGGTAACGGGGACGAAAATGACGACGAAACGCGCGCCGCTACACGCACATGGGGAGATCCCAACTCACCCGGCACAGCTATCCGTATCGATACACTCTGCCGAGTCGCCAACAGCGCGGCCACGACTAAAGAGCAACTCGAAGCACTCAAGCTCGAAGAGCTGAGTACACCCGAAACAATGAGAGGGTGGGCGGAAAAAATTGTTAGCTCGGGCGCGAAACCAATGCCGCGCCTAGACCGTCTTTCAATTCTACTTAGCAGGCTTGATGATTCTTACCGTCACAGCGTGAACGCCTTAACGAACATGGAAGATCGATTCGCAAACGCCATCGTTTTGCTCGGTGTGCGGAACGGGCTCGAGGCTAATCAGTTGATTGTAGGCGGCTCGCTTGAACTTTCGGGGGACCCCTCACGGAATCGCCTCGAGATCGATACCGAGCCCTTACGGGTCACACCCCCCGAGACTCCGATTATCTGGAAAGCCGTGCATAATTCGGTAACATTCAGCAACATCGACGCTAGTATCTCGTTTCAAGATATGAGGCGAGTTAAAAACAGTAGGAGTGTAATCTAATGAAATATACAAGCGGACTCCCCTACGTGGCTCCCGAGGACAAAATCGCCGATTACCCAAACGTTAGCTACTCACTTGCCACTGCTATCGCGAGGCTATTCGTCCGAGACAACGATTCTAGGCTAACGGACAAACGCGACCCTAAGGCACACAAACACCCCATTGGCGATATTCTAGGTCTAGAAGCAAAAATAACTGACCTAGAAAACAAACTTGCCAAAGCCGAGACGGCCGCCACTAACCCATCACCAGGTGAGGGCAGTACAGGGGCCGCGGCTCAGTATGATTCAGGCTGGCAAAGCGACTCTAGCCCGTTCACTCAGGGCACATTGCGGTATCGACGCATTGGGAACACAGTTTTTATGTTCCTGGATAACACTAAGTGGAAATCTATCTCAACGTCGGCGTTTCCCAAGGTCGGCTACCGGCCCTCACCCGAGGGTGGCGATCCGTTGTTTTCTCTGGCGGGCAGTTCTGGAGGTTACCTAACAGTGTTCCAGACTTATTTGATGGTAAAGAACCATTCCGCAACCGTTTCAGCTGTAAATCTCTATGCGAGCTGGATAACCGACGACCCAATTCCGGCATAGGAGGAGTAAGCATGTCGTACAAGTACATTACAGAGCTCACGAGCCCTAACCGTTCTAAACGCCGCTCGAAGGTTCGTCGTATCGTTATTCACCATTGGGACGACCCGAAGCGCAAGCCCTCCCTCGATGGCGTACTGTCGTGGCTAACTACCACCAAGTCCAAGGTCAGTGCGCATTATGTCGTGTCAGGTCGGAAGGTGTACCGGCTCGTGCCAGAGTCGATGGTCGCATGGCATGCTCGAGGCGGTAGTTCTGACTCTATCGGCATCGAGTGCGACCCGAGGCAACAGGACGAGACATACGAGACCGCGGCCGAGCTCATCCGCGAGATTCGCGGACGCCACGGAGACATCCCCCTTGTTCGCCACCGCGATGTGAAGGGGTCGTCCACGACTTGCCCCGGCACATACGATCTCGCGCGCCTGGATCGTCTCGCGCGCGGCGGCTCGGCCGCGTGCCCGCCGCCCGCGCCCGCCCCGGCCGCTCCGAGCGTCCCCCCGTTCCCCCTCCCCCGAGGCCACTACTACGGCCCGCCGAGCGGCCCTATTCAGTCTGTTAGCGGCCGCGGCCGTAACTCCCGCGTCCCGAGTGACGTGATCGAGGTAAACGGACGGTGGCGCTCCAAAGGCCTCGCGACCTGGCAGGCACGAATGCAGGCGCGCGGATGGAATATCGGTGAGTCTGGAGCTGATGGGCGCTACGGACGCGACACGGCGCGCGTAGTCAAAAGGTTCCAGAAAAACAAAGGGTTAAAGGTCGATGGAAAGATCGGGCCCGCAACGTGGCGCGCCGCATGGGCGCTCCCAGTGAAATAACATGCCGCCCGCCCTCGATACACCCGAGGAAGTAGCGGCGATGCTCGGGACGCTGCTCGGCCTACTCGCAACGTTCGCGGTAGGCCTATTCGGCGCGCTCGCGATCGCCTATGCCGCATGGGCGAAAAAACTCAAGCCCCTACTAACAGAGACACGCGAGGCAGCTCGCAGCGCCGCGCACGAGCTCACGAACAATTCCGGGGGTTCCACCCGTGACGCAGTAGACCGAATCGAGGCCCTAGCACTGGAAGTTCGCGAAGATAACCGGCAACTTCACCGCGAGCTCGCCGATAACCGGGCCTACGCAGATCGCAACCTCTCAGAGATCTATAAACGCCTCTACACCCTCGAAAGTGCGAACAGAGAAAACGAAACATGAACACACACCGCAAAAACACAGCGACCAAGTACGGCCGCGAGCTCACGTCCCCCGAGTTCCGTAAATGGGCCTACCCCGTCGTAGCGGCGCTTATCGCGCTGCTCACCGCCCTCGGCCTTATTGAGCAAGGGATCGCGGATAGGCTCGATGCTCTCGCGGTTGCCGTGCTCGCGATCCCCGCCCTCGGCCTCGCCCGCGTGAACGTCCCACACCGCGCCGAGCCCCTCGAGGCTCCCGATGACTCCGAGGGCTAGGCCGCGATCTTTTCTACCGTCGCGCGTAGCCTCGACGTGTCGAGAGCGACATAACGGCGCGTTGTCGCGGGCGAAGCATGGCCTAGTAGCTGCTGCACGGTGAACACGTCACGATCGAGCGAATAGGCGCGCGTGGCGAATCGGTGGCGCAACGTGTGTAGTGTCCACGGCCTCGGGAGGGCTCTCGCCGCGAGCTTACCGACATAACGCGGCGATAGGTGGCCTCGATATTCCCCGGGCAATAAGTAGCCTCGCGCGCTGCAAGCGGCCTCGACCTCGATCCCTAGGCGCGGGGGTAGCGGGATGAGCCTCGAGCGATCTCCCTTGCCGTGCACGATGAGACTCACCCCCTGCAGATCGCGCACGAGGTCACGCTCGTGCACTTGAGCGATCTCGGCGCGACGTAGCCCTACCTCGGCCGCGAGTCGAAGAATGAGGCGCACGCGCTCGGGGGCCTCGCGCAGCGCCTCGCGATAAAGGTGCTCAGGTATAGGCCGCGGGATCCCCTCGACCGCCTTCACCGTGGGGAGCGCCTCGGCCGGGTTCATCTCGCAGTGCCCCGCCTCGAGCACCCAAGCCCAAAACGCGCGGTGAGTATTGCGATGCGATCGCCGCGTCTCGCTCGCCCATTGTTGCTTAGCGAACCATCGCACGAGCGCCTCGCCCGTAACCGCGCCCGGCGATGAGGCCCTCGCGGTACGGGCGAAGCGCTGCATATGCTCGCGGCGCGTGCGTATCGTGTTCGGCGAAGTGCCCGCGGCTTCGAGGTAAGTGATCCACGCGGCGATAGTTGTGATCCATTTATCATTCATGGATGCAACTCTCTACCCCTACGCGGCGCGAGGCAACCGGCGAATCTGAGCGTTAGCCCTGCTCACGCGGGACGTGGGCCCCAAACAGAAGGTTGGGGGTTCGAATCCCTCCGGGCGCGCCAGCAGCAAGGCCCTCTACTTCGGTGGAGGGTTTTTTGCGTTCTTCAGCGTTGATGCGGGCAACTAGGCCAGATCGATCCGAGCGGGAACCTGTACCCACAAGAGGCGCGTCGCCCCGCCCCCATGAAAAACGCCAAACCCTGCCCCAAAGAGAATGCGCCCCGTGGAGACAGCGCCCCGATGCGAAACGCCGCACCCCGCCTGGCATGGGCGAGTGTGCGGCGTTCTCTTCGGCCTCGATGGCCTGGGCGAATGTCAGGAGACGATCTTGCCGGGGTTGAGGTTCTTGCCCGGGTCCTGAGTCTCGTAGAGGTCACGCATCATCTTGACGCCGAGCGGGCCCACCTCTTCCTCAATCCAGGGCTGGTGCTCGGTTCCGACCGCGTGGTGGTGCGAGAGGGTGCCGGCGTGCTTCTGGAACTCACTTTGCACCGCATGCTTGATCGCCGTGTACTGCTCGAGCATGACCGCGTTGTTCGCGTAAGGAACGGCGAACGTGAAGTACAGGCATGCACCCTGGTGATAGCTGTGGCTCATGTGGCAGAAGAAGAAGCCGGGAATCCCGAGCTCCTCGAGCTTCGCGTAGAACGTGTCATACACCTTCGAGTGCATCTCGTTGATCCGTGCCCACGTGGTGCCCGTATCGGAAACGTCGCCGAACACGTTGAGGCCAAGAAGGAAGTCACGAAGGTAGGGGGTATCGAACTTCTTCTGGTCATAGATCGCCCCGGGACCCGCACCGAGGGTAATGCCGCCGGCCTTCTTGACGATCTTCTTCACGGCGGCCTGCTCGCGGCCGATCTGGGCCTTCGATCCCTCGAAGCACACGTAGCTCATGCACATCTCGTTCTCGGTGTCCCAGCCCTTCTTGCGCAGATACGCGAAAAGGGTGTCCTGGACCTTGCGTGTGATCTCGCCCTTTTTGTCCTTGGGTTCTTTGAGCATCGACAGGCTGAAGGCGGTCTCGGGGCCGTCGCTCAGGCGCGTGAACACGGGGTGGACTTCGCTGCGGGCAATGGCGTGCATGGCGCGGATGCCGGATTCCCAGTCGGGGAACATGTACGCGATGACGACGCGGTTTTCCGCCATGCGATGCACGCGCACGGTGCATTCCGTGATGACGCCGAGGCGGCCTTCGGAGCCGAGAATCACTTCGTGGATGCTCGAACCGGAATCGCGGCCGGGGATCGGCTTCGTCTCGACAATGCCGTCGGGGCGCACCACCTTGAGTCCTCGCACGATGTCCTCGATGTCGCCGTAGCGATCGGACTGCATGCCGGTCGAGCGGGTCGCAGCCCAGCCACCGAGCGTTGAGTACGTGAACGAGTCGGGGAAGTGCCCCATCGTCCAGCCGAGCTCATTGAGCTGCTCTTCGAGGTCGGGGCCGTACACGCCGGCATCAACGCGTGCAAGGCCCGAGGTGTCGTCGATCGAGATGACCTCGCGCATGCGGCCCAGGTTGATCGTGATAATCGGGCGCTTTTCATTCACGTTCGGGGTAACGGAACCGGAGATCGAGGAACCGCCGCCGTAGGGAATCGCCACAAGATCGTGCTCGACGATGTAGGCGAGGATTTGCTGGACCTCGTCGTCACTCTTCGGGTAAATCACGGCGTCGACGATGCGGGCAAAATCCCCGGTGCGCGCGCGGAACAGGTCGATCACGGAGCGGCCGAAGGAGTGGACGACGCGGTACTCGTCGTCATCGAGAAGGTTGTCCTCCCCGACAATGCCGGCGAGGGCGGCGCGGTCCTCGGCACCGAGGCGGCTCGCGGGAACCTCATAGTCGCTCAGCTGCGGCTCTGGCGCCGGCGTGAGCTTCTCGAGGTCCATGCCGATCTTGGACTTGGCAAAGCCGGGGAAAGCGGGCTTGTTGTCCCAGCGGAAGGTGATGTCGTCAAGACCCCACCCCCACCACTTGTGTCGCTTAACCTCGCGTGCCGAAATAGGGCTGTTCAT